CACGAACACGCTTCCAATTGCTGCTGCTATCATCACCAGCGTATTGGTGAGAGCGGGGTTTGCATCAATCCACTCCATCACTTTTTTTATTATCGGTATGATGCGGTCTACGAGGCTTTTCAAAGTGGGCAGGAGCTTGGCTCCGACTTGCTCCGCCAAGTCCCCCATGTAATTCTTGATTTGCTCTATCGGGTCAGCCATAGCCTCGGCGGAACCGCCGAAACGTTCTTGCATTTGGGTTAGCGTTTCAACAGCAGTAGCCCCTTCTGCGACCACGATTCCATAACGTTTCAATAACGCTGTATCACCGATGGCAGCCCGCCCGACCAGCGTAGCGGCCGAAACCAAATCCATGTTTTTTGCAGCGGCCAAATCGGTAGCAAGCTGCAATTGTTTTAGAGACCCTTCGTATTGTCCTGTAATAGCGACAAGCTCAGAAAGTGCCTCTCGTTGAGGCCCATCGCCGAAGCTCGTTTTAGCCTGGGTAGCAGCAAGGCTTTTCTCTATCTCCACGGAAAGAGCACTATAGTCAGACCCCACATTCTGTAGTGCCTGGCTGAGTTGATTGATACCGATTTGTTCGTCAAGCGCTGCTTTTGTGGCCATCCCCAGGGACGCAGTAATGCCGGCGCCGATGCCTGTCATGACCTTGCCCATTTGTCCAAGATTCTTCTGGACTTTATCCAATTTCCCGCTTAGCTGTTTGTCATCCATGCCAAGCGTGATAAAGAGTTTTGCGATTTCTTTAGCCATTATTCCTCCGAAACGGCTTCACAGGATGTACGAGAAAGCCCCTTGTAGTTTCAAGCCGATGCTCAGGACTCATTGATAGTTTCCGTACCACCCAATGCAGCATTCCACATCCGCATCTGCGTTAGAAAGTCCTGCGGGTCTTGCTTTTTAGACTCTTTTCTCTGTGGCATAAAATCCTGCGGCTTGAAAGCCTTTTGCTTTTTCGGGTCACGGTTTATATTAGCCAGCACCGAGCATATTAAACCAGTCCGGTAATCAAGCCATTCTTCCCGCTCCGCATACCGCTTCCCCAGAGCGTTGTACTGCGCCATCGTCAGGTCAAGAAACTCATCCTCAGATAGTCCGAGATTCCACCTGGCAAACGACCACAAATCTAACCAGTCGGGGGTCTCTCCACTAAAGGGGATTCGGCTGCCTTCCCGACTGCCACCTCTTGCGCCTCAGCCAGTTTCTTAGCTATCTCACCGAGATTACTGTGCTTATCTATCAGGTCAATGGCGGCGTCCAGTGTAAGCTCTTTGTCCTCATGCAACAGGCAAGCCCACAGTAATACGCTTATTTCCGTGGCCGTAAGCTCTGTGGTTTGGGCTTTCAATAAGTTTTTCCCGGTCTCTTTTTCAAAAGCCCGCATAGCACGTATTCCGAACTTCAGGTGGCGCTCTTTATCGAGCACGATAGCAATCTCTGGTGATAATTCATCAGGCATGTTCAACCTCCTTAAAATAGGGGGGGGGCTAAACGCCCCCCCCTAGCTTTACTTAGGCTCCCGCGCTCAGGCAGCGAATCGTGTAGGTTTTGTTCACCTTGCCCGTCTCGCCAACTATCACCGTTATTGTTGTAATCGCCCCGGGCGTCAGGTCGATTGCGCTTGACGCTACACCGCTGGTCACTGTATTCCCATTGACCGTGATGCTGGTTGCTCCGGCTGCTGTCACTGTTACCGTAACTGTAGCATCCGCCGTGGTGTCCACGATATAAGAATAAGTGCCTGCAGCATATGTCGGAATCTCGGCAAGTGCCCCCGCAACACTTCCTGTCACCAAAATGTCTGTTGGACCAGTAGCTGCCGTCACCGCCAGGACAGGTTTACCTGTGGCTTTGAATGATGCGGTGAATCCGAGTTTTCCATCATAGGGGAAAGTCGGCTCAAATGCCGTGCAGATAGCCGTCAGTGTCCATGTGAAAGCTGCTGATGTGGGGCCGGTAATTATTAATGTTTTGCTCGACCCCGCCTGCATGTCTGTTACAAGGGCAATCTGTCCGGTTGAGTCGCTCGAAATAAAATTGCCTTCAACAGTAAGTTCTCCACCGTCCCTCATCCCTGCCACAAATTCTCTGAATTGGTCTGACGAGTCATGCGTAGAGAGGTCGATAGTCTCTGCCTTCATCGATGGCCCGCCGATGCTGGTCAGTTCCGCCAGGTCTGCTCCATCCCAGTTAAAAGTTGTCCCGAATGCGCTAATTCCGCTTGTCATTTATTCCCTCCAATAATTCAATTATCCTATCAAGCTGCACTGATATATGCAGCAGAGTTTCCGTGTCCGGTAATTCACCCGTTCCCCCGCAAAGGTCGCAATCCTCCTCGACCTCTCCCATCTCTGTCATACTTACTGGCTTTTCAACCTTGATTTTCCCTGTGCCTTCGCATTTCTCACAAATCATAATTACTCCCGATGCCAGAGAATATAATCCTGAGCGATGTGGTAGAGTTTGGTCGTCTCTCCGTAAAAATCATTTTCATCTTCGTAGAAGCAGCCGTTGACCGCCACTCCACCGGCGCCGCCCATTGTCCCTGAATATCCCTGCAATGCTGCCTGAACCTGAGCGGCAACATCTTTGACTGATAAGTAAGTCTCGCCGAATATATCTACCTGAAAGCGCGGGTTAGCCAGCCCGGTGGCCCCGTCGTGAGTGTGGTCTCGATTTCCCGACACTTTGAAAAACACGATATAGGGCGTGTCAACCTTCTGCGGAGCCTGAACATAATAGATTCGGTTAGAGACTAATGCCGTAACTCCTGATGTCCCCGCAAGCAACGTCAAGATAGCCTGCTCAATAATCATCTGCCGCCCTCAGCAACCCGTTTTAATCCCTGCTGAATCTTCTCCATAACCGAGGCTTTCACACTATCCCATGCCGGTCTAACAAACGGATGCGCCGGCGCAGGATGAGGCCCGCCATGCCCGAACTCTACGAGGTGAGCGTGGGGAGCTTTGCGAGGTCTAATTCCAGCAAAGGCAACAGCAGGGTGATTTAATGTCGGATTTAAATATGCAGCATAAGTCGCTTTTTTTAAGTTACCAGTGGGGCCCTTCGGAGCATTCTGCTTGATTCTAGCCCGGACAGTTTTAGCACCTTCATACAATAGTTTTGTCTTGCCCTCGTTGACCTCTTTAATGAGCTTGTTGCATTCCCGCTCGAGGACATCAATTCCTTTTATGTAAATTTGAGAACCCCTACCAATTTGTATCTGATTCAATTTACCCGCTCCCTGTACATCAGTTGTAATTCCCGTTTACCTTCATACGGATTGACTATTGACAATATCTCGTATGTCCTACCCTCACAGGTAACTCTACACCCCGGCTGTATTTCTGCCAGGTAGCGGATTATTATTTTCCCTTCGATGTCTGAATTGACCTGTTGGGCTGAAAAATACTCATTACCACGTAGAGGTTCTATCGAAGCCCATACCTGAGCAAATGTAGAATAAGAATCTACCCATTCGCCCATTGAGTTCTGCGAGATGGTCTTCTTCTGGATTGTAACGTATTTATCTAATCGACCCGCTCTCATCCAAATATCCGCCTCATATGCAACAATGCGTCTACCGCCCTGGGTAATTTCTGGAGGCTCATGGCAATTACGGTGTCCTCCCTGTTCTCATACCAGTGCCCGATAGCCAGCAACATCGCCTGTCGTATCTGCTCCGGCACGTAAGAAGAATCAGCGCCATATCCGCAGATATATCTTACTACTACCCCGTTGGCTGGTCTCAAAACAGTAGACGGCCATGATTCGCCATAGTTTAAAACAACCCGCCCAGGCTCGCTCTTGGTGTCCACAAAATAATCCCCAGCATCAATAAAATACTCCGTGTCATCGATGTCGTAATATCTGATAATGACTGAGGCTGTGGCGGTGCCGGTTCCGCTTCCCGCGCCGGTTGCCGTGAAAACCACCCCGACAGTATTTGCCGATGCTCCAATCAGAGTAAAATCAGTGCTGCCGACAGTAACAATCCGATAAGTCGTACTAGTAACAAAGCTACCAGCGGTCACTGAAAGTATCTGAAGCGGTGAGCGTGGCAATTCGATATAGTTTCTCGCAGGAAAAGAGTCCAGCCAGAGTTCCCACGTCTGGTTGATATACGCCCTATTCTGATAATCCTCGCAATATTCCCTTGCTGTAGTAATCAGATTTGCAAGTAAAGCATCCTCTGTGCTGTAGGGAGACTTCTTGATAATATCCACGCCGAACACGCATGCAGCATTGGCGACTACCGCAATCGCTCTAATGTATTGCTTCGTTCCGGTATAGGCTTTTTCAAAAGTGGCATTATCGTTCGCTTCCGTCACCTGGGTAAAAGACCCACTAGCAACATCGGTATAAGTGCTATCGTCATCTGATTCTTCCAGATGCACATCAACAGTCCCGCCCGTTCCACAAGCCCCCGCTACCAGATTGACAATTACCTCTGTCCCTGAAACGTCAACACCCGTACCGTTATACGATGCTGCGCTTCTGCTAAGAGGGGCAAGGCTTTGACTGGTAGCAATATTATCCGCTAAAGACTGGCTGCTGATGCGAAGGTGATTTTTAACTTCTGTCAGGCTTAACGGTTCTACTGTCGGTGCTGTTACCAAATATAAAGCCATCTAAATCTCCTGTAAAGACTTGCTGCAATCTCCATTTTCACATCATGAGTGCTGAAATCTTAATCCTGCCATTTAATAACCTCCTGTAACTGTTACAGTCCAGCATCCGTCAGACTTTCGGACTTTGCCCCAGAATCGCTTTTCTAATTCCATACTATCCTCTTTATCAAATACCAAAAAGATGCCTGGTTTGGTTATAAATATTAGCAACCTGGGCAGGCGTTAGAACACTGGGAATAATTGCGGATAACCCAATTAAGCCGTCGAAAGACTTTGTTGTATCAGGAGTATTCCCTATTAAGAGTGCCGTAATTGAATCATTAATCCTTGCACCTACCCCATTAGTCTGTGTTGGGTAGCTTGTCGCTTCAACTCCGTTCTTATACATGTGAACATTAGCTGCTGTAGCAGAACCATCCCATGTCAGAACAATTTGTTGTGGAATACCCAATGTTACGAAACCCGTATTGCTAGTACTGCTAAGTCCGTAGTAGCAAAGTCTACTGTAAAAGTCAAGGCAAGAAGAGCACTTGCAATACAGGTTCTCCACCCTATAGTATTATCGTTA